AGACCGCTGAAGCGAATCTACGTGCACGAGAAGAACGCAACGACGCACGTCTTGCGGCGATGGCTGCACAAAGAGGCGGGGGTGCCCCTGCCGCAGGTGGTGGTACTAGTGGCGGTACAGGTGGCGGCCGCAACGGTGAAGTTGGTTTTATGGATCGCGTGGGCCAGGGATTGGGTCTGGGTACCGGATTCGCTGCAGTAAAGGCCGCAGGTAAACGTCTAGGTGTCGCCGCACTAATGCAGATGTCTGCGGACTTCCTTGGTGATCAAGTAGAAGAAGCAACAGGTAGTGCAGACCTTGGTGACGCAACTCAACGTGCACTCAAGTTGGGTAGTTTCGGTGTCCTGTTCGGTAAAAGAATCGGTGCAATCTCAGCGTTTATTGGAGCAGTGGCGACCGATGAAAACATTGACCAGTTGAAATCAATCGGTAACAAAATCGATGTTGCCACTGAAGATGTTCAGAAATGGTTCTCTGATAATGGCTTTCCAAGTTTGGAACAGGCTTTGGATGCAGTCAGCGAATCAGTCAATAGGTCACTGAATCTCATAAACAATATTTTAGATCCAGACGTGCCGCTCGAAGATGTTGGTGATAAAGAGTTAGATGTCGCAACCAAGGCAGCCTTTGGTTATTTTGCGTACAAGAAAACCCCAGAGATCTTGGCCGCGTTAAAAGGTCCGGAATTACCGACTGATTACGAATTCTCTAAGACTCAGCGCAACGCATTTAACAAAGACACTTACTCTAACCTGAATCGAAGTCAAAGGAAGAAACTAGACAGACTGGGACTAAAAATGGATAAGGCGGGTCGATTCCGAAACGCCTCGGGATTCCTTGATGCAGACGCAGTAGATGATATGTTTCGTCAAGTTGGTGCAAAGGGTTCTGGAAATAGTGCGGCTGCACGTGCCTCACTAGAAGCCATTGTTAGAGAACGCGCCATGGAAGGTAACCCTCGATACAAACAGTTAATGAAATACGCAAAACGTATACCTTACATCGGTACATTATTAGGTGGGGCAACCTTTGCTGGTATCTTGTCAGATGAGAACACATCGAAAGAAGAGAAGATCAAAGAAGGTACTGCATTAGTTGCGGGAACTTTAGGTGCGGCAGGTGGTGCTGCGTTAGGTGCAATGATTGCGGGTTGGGCTGGTGCACCTACTGGCCCTGGGGCCCTTCTGACTGCGGCGGTCGGGGGTATCGCAGGTGCAGTAAGTACTGAGGCGCTGGCCCGTATGTTGATGGAAGAACTCATAGGTGGTGGTGACGGGTCCCAAACCGCAAATACAGTAACTACACTAACTCAGAACGCAAATGGTGGTGGTGGTGTAAGTGGTGGTACACAAGGGACTGCATATACTTTACCACCAACTTCAGGCGCAAGAGTAACTTCTGTGACATCTGAGTCAAGTGCCCTTGCGGGTGTACCTAACTACATCATCATGGACAACAGCCAGAAGTCTATTAGTGCGGGCGGTAGTGGTGCCACTAGTATGTTTAACTTCGGTGGTTCTGCATTCTACGATCAATTCGATCCACTTGCAGGTACTCGTACCGCAGGACAATAAAAAAGGGACCTTTCGGTCCCTTATCTTTTTTAGTCTTCTGCAGCCATCTGCGCGAAGTAGGACAGTGTATCATCCTCTTCGGCAGCCACCGCTGGGGCTGCGGCAGGAGCAGAAACAATAGTTGGTTCAGACGCTTCACGTGCAGGCGCACTCTCTGCAGTCTGTGCAAGTGCTTCGTTACGTACGGTTGCACCGGCACCTGTTGCAAGACCTAGAACAGTCTCTAACTTGTTCTTCAACTCATCGTAAGTCTTGAACCAGTTTGCGTCATGGGCGTTTGGATAGCCAGGGACTACAAACTCATTCAGATCGTACAATGCGTTGTACGTTGCTTCAAGACGTGTCTCATCCGCACCGAACAGAGCAGAAGTAGACTTAAAGTCAGACTTGTCATAGTTACGGTATCCCGCAACGTTACGAATCTTCAGTTCGAAGTCTGCACCATTCCAAAAGTCAAATGGATTGACTGGCTCTTCGCCTGGGAATTCTGGTTGCATTTGATCCATGATCTTGTCAAAGATCTTCTTACCGAACTCGTAGATGAAAGTCTTACCGTTGTTCGCAGGGTTTGCAGGATCGTTAATCACGAGGATGTTTGTGACGTAGTGCAGACGACGCTTCTGACGACGTGCAGTCTCTTTGTCTTCCTCGATACCTGAGTTCCACAGACGTGAGTTCAGCTCACCCACAGGGTCATTCTGACCTAGTGTAGTCAATGAGCGTTCGATGTACCACTGTCCGGTTGGACCCTTGAACGCGTGATCCCAATAACGGACCCACGGTAGTTCTTGACCTTCCGCCGCAGGTAGGAAACGAATAACAGCGTAACCGTTGCCTTGCTCGTCAACAGTTGGTTTCCACTTACGGTCGTCTTGGTATTTGTTGGTGTTAGTGGTCTGGCCCGATGCTTCGGTTGCCGCAGATACTAACTTAGAGATGTCCATAGACTTGGACTTGAGATTTGCAAATGACATAATATGTACCTTTGTATAAACTTAAATATAAACGTTGTATGAATCGCCTCTAGGGCATAAGCTATTTATACGTCTAACGTGTTGACTTTAGGTAAAAAGTTAAGCGAACGTGCCTCAGACTCTAGGTTCTCAAGGATAGGAGTAGTGAGGTATTTCTTAACGTCCTCGATCTCCACACCTTGTTCTTCACAGAGATGAACTATCGTATCCATGTAGGTCATCTTGTTTTTGTACACAAAATCCTCCACCTGACGGGAGAAGGTTTTGCGATCTAAGAAGTTGGCTGCGTTCTCTTGTTTCTTTCTACTCATCAATCAACCCAATCGATGTGACATTCGCGATACGGAACGAACGCCATGCTTGTTTATCGATTGCAAAGACGCGGATTACATCTCGATTAGGTGCGGCAATAGCAGCCTCACCCTGTTCACGTGCAGGTAACATGTCCTCACGCAGGGTACACGGCATAACACGTTGTTCACCGTTCACCTTGTTGAATGTTACCTCTAACACCTTATCACGAAGAATCGTGGTGAGGTTCTCGAAGGATAGATTAGAATCGATCATATTCATCATCTTCACCGCCTTCACCGCCCTCGGCACCTTCGTGGATGTATTGCAAGAACTCTTCGTTACCGTCAAGCATTACGATAACAGTTTCGATCGCCTGAAGTGCGCGCTCCATATTGGTGATCAATTCGTTGTCCTTGTCTTCCTTCTGAGCTTCTTCAGAGTAATCCTGAATCGACTCAATGTAAACGACACGGAGAAACTCACGCGCAATGAGCTCTACGTCGTTCTTTGGATATTGACCTAAGTCAATAAGGTTCTGCAGTTGGTCTGCCATTAGTTCCACTCCCCATCTTGTGTGGATTGATAAACGTCTGAATAATGACTGTCAATGTAACGGTCATTATCTTGCCAACTAATGTTGGCCTTATAGTCCTGACAATCTAAGTCATAGACCTCTTTCGTTAGTCGCGCATTAGATGCACGGACCTTCGAATTCTTTTGAATCTTGAGTGCGGCACGACGAATCATCGCGTACCTTTTTGCCTTAAATTCTGCGTCCATTATACACTATTCCTTGCAGTGTGTCAATTAAAATCCGTTATCCGGATATAGCTTATCTTCCGGATAACCCTTCTTTTTTACCTCTTTCTTACGGTCCACATGGACAGAGGCGCGATTAAACTTGCGCGAGTGTTTCGCGACAAGGTTGTTTGTTTTACTCTCTTTCTTTTTCATTCCACTCGATCATGAAACGGTACCGCTCCATAGAAACGACCGCCAATGATTTCCTCAACTTTACGAGAGAACCGTGAATCGGATGTCCCGATGAACGTTCCCCCAGCCATAAACCAAGGTTTGCTATCGCCCTCATAATATGGTCGGGCGACAACGGTACCGTCATAGGCACCCCTTTCCAAAACAACTGCAGGTGCATCGAACGTTGGTTCAAATGGCCCATCGCAGTTTAAAATAGTTACGTTCTGTGCGCGTGAACTGATTCCATTGTTAGAACAATCCCCCAAGTCGGAACGATAGATACTAGCGCGTAAACCCATTACTTGACTCCCATTACTTTATTATCACGGAAATAGACACCGACAGGTGCATCCAACTTACCAACCATGGCCCAGTCTTCTGCCTTCAGTGCAGGGACGTACTCACCACACTCATTGGCAAACTTCTTACCTAACTCATTATACTCGTTAAGAAAATCAACTGCAGCCATTGCGGCAGTCTTTGCGCAGGCACCTGTGAACTCGCGTTCATCGAATCGGTTAGCAGACTTAGGGCGGGCAACAAACTTATACATTACGAAACTCTCTCTTCAAAAAATATTTGTACTGTGAAAAATAAAACTTAGAATCATATTGGGGACGAGCACCAGTGAACTGTTCAACCTCATCACAATGCTCGTACCACTTCTGACAACACCAGTGACGGAAACTCATTACGCGTACCAGCTGCGGTAGAAAGACTTACCGTCCTCGGCAGGACTTGCACTTCGCACATCGTCGATATTGATGTACTTACCAGTGATTCGCTTCTTGAACTCACCACCGATGAACTCGTTCTTGACGGGGACAACGCGGTCACTCATGAAACCCTCAGAACCCTCAACAGAGGCAACCGCGATCTCACGCAGAGTGACAGTCGCACCCTTCTTGGCGACAACTTGGTAGGCGTCGATGTTGGTCTGCTCCCAACCCCAAGACGCGACGTAGATGTCACCTTCTTTGACACCCTCAAGGGCGGCAGCCTTAGCGGCGGCACGTTCTGCCTTACGCTCTGCCTTCCACGCGATGGCGCGTTCGACACCGGCAAGGAACTCTTCGATGTGATCGAACATGCGAGCGACACTGCCGTATCGGTAGTTGAACTCAATCTTGTAACCCAGACGGGCACGGGGAGAAGGACGGACACACTTGGCGCAGATTCGAGCCTCATCAATCTCTAACTCAAGACCGTGGGCGGCGTACTTTGCAATCAACTCATTCATCATAATCAACTCTCTCAACTCAATTTACACATGTAGTATATCAAAACTAGCGAAGATGTCAAGGCTTTTCGCTAAACTTTTTTTCGGTAATTTTCCACTTTTGCGTTAACGATCTCAACCGCACAATTTTCAGTTCCACCGATGTGCCAGTTGTAGACCTCACCGCTTCGACTCACGACTCCACCGTCGTAGTCCTTCCAATCGTAGATGGTAATAGGAGTCTCTTCCCCTACCCAGTTGTACCCGTTGAACTCCCACTCAGTGTTAATCTTACCGTCACCGCTAGGTTCCAAGTAAGTCGGTTCACCGAATATCTCACACAACTCAAAATAGGTGGCCTCAATGTGCCCTTGCAAACTTGTCATGCTGCTACCTCAATCAGAACTTTACCTTGATCGATCTTGTCGAACAACTTGTCGATCTCTTGTTGATGGGTGAGAAGTTCGTTAATGCGCTTCTCGTTAGAATGCCACTGACGCTGGATGACAGCCAGTTCTTTCTCAGTAATTGACTTAACCATGTGGACTGGAATCTGATTCATAATAACCTCTCTCAAAAAACGTGGGGACTTGCGGCACTTACCTGTCAGTCGGAATCTTCGAAACCGCGCACCCCACCAAGACCTAACCAAACCAAAAGAAAACAAAGGGGAGAAGCAGTGAATTGAATTCCTATTCCCAACTCCAGCGATCCGAAGATCATCAGTGGACCCCGAAGGTCCCTAGTCGGGAGACCAGATCTCCCCAACTCACAAAACCATTATACCAAATAGCGGATAAATGTCAAGGCTTTTTTGAAACTTTTTTAGACTTTTTTGTTATAACGTTATTCTTTTTTACTACCTTTTTGGTAGCAGTTTTCCGCGGCTTCGTTGTCTTTTTCGCAACAGTCTTCCGCGGCTTACGGACTGTTTTAGGTTTCGGTTCTGGTGCAGGCCAGTCCTTTGCAAGGAACTCTGACACTGACAACCCACACTCCCGCAGAGTCTTGTGGAATCGTCGCACGTCTGTCATCACCCAACTGTGGTTGATGAATGAACCGAAATGGTCCACGACCTTCTCACCCAACTGTTGGTGTTCTTCGGTCTCTTTGTCAAAGATGTATCGGACCTTTCGGTCGAAGTTCAGTTTTACAATCTTATTCATGCAGCCCTCGATAGTGGTGCACGTTGCGCGGCACGCAACCATGCGATTGGTTCTTTCGGTTTCGCGGGTGTCACTCGCAAACCATTCTCTTTGAAGTTCGCCTTGAGGATCGACGCAGCCTCTCGACCAAGGAACCTCGACACCAACTTCAGCAGACACTCACGGAACGTTACGTGGTGGTGACTGTAACCCGCACTGTGGGCGAGTTCGTGTAGTACGATGTACTTGGTGTAGTCGAACGCCGGAGAGATCTCGATCCACGAACCGTAGGACCGACCCACGAACGCGGCACGGCATCCCATGTTACGCGCCTTCACGACTCGCACCTTACCGTGGTAACGAGACACCTTCTCCCATGTCTTAGACGCGGTCACTTGTTTTACAAACTTCTCCACGTCACTGAACTCATCCAACTTACCCATCAACCCACGATGTTCACGTTCGAACTTCCACTCGGCCTCGTAGGTCCGTGTGCGTTCACTGTCACGCTTGGGTAGTACAGTCTTACGACGGTAGTACGCTGAGTACTTCTCTGCCTGTGCATTGGTAAGACCTTCATTGATTGCATGGGCCTTTGCGGCTTTCTTTGTCATCGGCATGCTTGGTAGACTTCCTCTTCACGTTGGTAGGCTTCGTGTTCCCAAGGTTGGTCCTCATATGGACAGTTGATGTACTCGACACCGTCGAACACGTGACGGTATGCGAGGGTCTCGGCACCACCTTCGCGGTTAACGAAGAACCCACCGTTCTCCAACCGACCAGACGCGATCTGTTGGGCGTGGATCAATTCGTGTGCGATGTTGATCTTCATATGATCACGCGGAACCTTACCACCGGCATCGTAACGAGCGATCTCGATCTGGATGTCGTTCTCATCACCGTGACAGTAACCACCTGCCTGTTGCGCACACTCACGAACAATGTCGAGTTCGTAGTAAGGATCGTAAAGATCGAGTTCCAGATACTCGGCGACTCGTTGGATGTATGCCTTCAAGTCGCGAGAAACAGTTCCGGAAACTTCAATCATTACGCAGCCTCAACAATGGGTTTCGCGATCAAGTAGACACCGACCGCACTAGGAACATCACAGAAGGCGTACTCACTAGTGAGCAGTCTCCACTTTGCGAAGTACTTAACTCCAGCATCGGCAGGACTGTCGATAGGTGGGAAATAAACAGCGACCTGTTCACCACGGTCATCAATGACCTCACCAAGACTTACTGGATGCATCGCACCAGAATTGATCTGAACAACACGACCTTTCAAACACTCCATAACTCTCTCCTCAACTCAACTTACACAGCTAGTATAGGGGGCGACTCAAAAAAAGTCAAGGCTTCTTTTGAAAATAAATCGATTATTTTTAGACTTTTTTGGAATATGGATATAACTTTTTGATCTAATCGACGTTAATTCCACTCTCCAGTGAGGCCTGTACCGTCGCAGAAGTAACAGTCTTCGTCTCCGTAGTCGTCATATCCGTAACCCGAACACTCTGGACACGTCTCATCAAGATCTTCGTCGGAGTAGTCGAACATGTCTTCGGTGTTCTCCATCGTCATCAGCTGAGGATTGTAGGTCACCATCTTGGTGGTCATCTCGACGATGCGGTCAATCGCAATGTGAAACAGATCATTCTCGTATTTCCCTTGGTACAGGCGACCTGTCGTGTAGGGTAGGACGTACTCGAACAACTCCTTGTCGATCGCACCTTTCTCACGTAGGAACTTCAGGGCACCCGACGTGTTGTTACCCATCCCATTGTTGTAGAAGTCATAACGCAGACGACCTGCGGCGCGAACCATTTCACCAGCGACAGTGTCGCAGTTACCTTCTCTAGGAACCAGTTCTTCCCAGATTCGTTCAAACGTAGCGCTCATCGTGTTCTCCCTTTCAAAAGTGCATGGATCGCCTTGGCTTCTTTGCCCTTGATGCGACGATCCTTGTTGATCTCTTTCTGTACCGCTTCCTTATTGTACTTCACAGACGACTCCTTAGTAGACATAGGGTTCAACGGGGTGACCAGTCGCAAGGTTGATTGCGGCGTAAACAAACATCCAAATGATTGCCTGGCCGAAGATCACTTCGGCGACTCGTTGGGGACTTGCAGGTTTCAACTTAATCATGCCGCAACCTCCACTCGATTGTCAAAGTCAGTGAACCCCATCTCGAAGGGGACGAAGACTTCCTCACCAACTCGATTACCGCAAGAGTCGTGAGTACACATGATGGTGTAACCGTCACAGATGTAGACTTTAGGACCGTCTTTAGTGATCGGTGCGTAGATAGGACCCTTCTCAAGGACAGGACCCATGACGTAAGAATCGGGACGATCAGCCATCGGTTCAAAGTCATACGCTTTGATGATGTCTGTCAGATTCGCAGTGTTTTCAAACTTCAACATAATCAACTCTCTCTATCAACTTACACAGCTAGTATAGGTGGCAGTAAAGACAAAGTCAAGGCTTATTTTGAAAAAAAGTGAAATTATTTTTGGTACTTTTTAACAGATTCTTGGTAGTCTTTCTGAATCTCGTAGAGCCTCTGGTACATGTCTCGATCGAACTGCATGTTTCTCAACTTGAACTTGAGACTGTCAATATACAACCAAAGAGACATCCCAAGACACGCGACACCCATGATAACCAAAAAACCAATCTGAACTAATGATAAATCCATCTCATCTCCTCATAGACGCAAGGTCTTTCATTTGTTGTTCATCGATCACCGGAACGGCATTCGACTTGTGCATTGTACCGATACCCTTTACGAGAGTCCCAGTGTAAGACAACTGATCAGGCTTGGCAGTTGCACACCCGCCACTGTCAGCAGAAGGGTAATGAACGTCATCACCACGATAACTAAATGTGTTCCTAAGCGGTTTAAACTCCACTGGTTTGCTTTTCTTAGTAGTCCATGCATTGTATGTCTTTCTCCTCCCCGATGGGGTATGTCTCATTGATCCGTGGATCATAACTCAACCTCTAGTCTCTGTCTAACCTTCTGAATGACACCCAACTCGCGAGTAATGAAGTACAACTCTTGATTGGGCTGTGTGTTGTCAACGGGTAGTTCGGTTAACTTCTTACGGAGTTCACCGATCTCCTCATCCAAAATTTCAAGCGCTCTTTCTTTCACCTTTTACCTCAAACCATGATGGCACAGGACGATTGGTCCAGGCCATAGTAAACCGATCTTGTTTAGTCTGGTAGAACGCACGGTATGACTCTACTGGGTCAGACATCACGCACTCAGGGTTAGAACCCATAGCCAACTTGAACGGTGTACGTTCGACACGTGGTATACGCGCCGGCGGAGTAAGTAGTGTATCACGCAACAGAGTGTCTGTCAAGTGGCGCTTACCATAACGATACATATACTCATCACACAACGCAACAAAGTGTTTGTAGTGCCAGATGTAGTTACAAATGGATTCCATCGTCCAGACAGTACACGGGTGCCCGTGGTGGACAGCTTTGTAGAGTGTGTCGTCTAGGGTAGGATGATCATAATACTTGATCATGGTCTTGCCAGACTTGGATGGTTTGCGGTATACTTGACCGTCAAGCATACGATGTGCAGTCGATAACATCTGAGCGGACTCGACAATCATCTTGACTACATGTTTGTCACACTGTTCTTGTGCAGCGATGACAGGGTCTTCATTGAGTACAAAAATGTTCATAGCTATATTATCCCCCATTAGGTTAGGATATTGTAACAGGCGCTACCCACACTGTCAAGGCATTTTGTATAAATAACACCATGAAAAATGAAATTTTTGACTTCGGGTTTACTGCTGTCGATGAGACAGAACTAGAGGCTGCGCAGCTATTAGACGTTGCCTCATCTACTGCAGAAGAAGCCCAACAACGCCTCGATGGCCTCTATAACGCGATTCAACCATTGCTAGCTAACCTCAAGTTGAACCCTGAGAAGGAATACATCTTGTGGCCTAATCGCCTAGAGAAGATTGAGGAATTCGAAGAATATATTCTCAAAATCTATAAGGGAAACTAATCCATGTTTTTTAGTCTACAAAACGAACTAATCACTCGCGACGGCGATGGATATCAGTTCGTATACGGAGAAGAAAAAGAAGCGATCGTTCGAGACCTGACTGCACAGGCTGCAATCGAATCCAATCGCGCAGGACAATACCTACGTTTCCGCAACTTCGAGATCAACGCAGTAGAAGAAGCGGTTAATCGTGGACCAATGTTCCTAAACCTATTGAAGTTACGTGGTTATAAAAACATCTTGTTTGTTGGACACTTCAACGGTGATCAGTCTAGTTGGATCTTAGACAAGTTCGTCGGTCGCGTCCTAGATGTTCAACCACCAGAGCGTTCTGAACTTCAGTGGGTAGTTGATCACAACGTTGCTCTACAGATGTTACCTATACTGCACCGTCGTATGGGATACAAAGGTGACTTCTCAGTCGCTGCACCACTAGAGACACGTCATCGTGGTGTAATGCACGCCATGTACACGATCAACGGCGTTGGAGATCACACAATTCCATCAAACACTCAGTACCGTCATGGTATGACTATGCCTCACTTCTCGTTGATCGCACAACCAGAAGCACCGTTCGATGCAGTTGTATTCTTGGGTGTACCTAAGTTCAATGGTGATGCATTCGACGCACATCAAGTGCGTGGTCTATTCGCACCATACTGTACTGAAGACTTTGATATGGTTGACTTGTATTACGGCGCACCGGACAACACTAAGTGGCGTGGTGGTGAGCCTAAGTCCTTTAAGGCAGAACTTGATCAAGTGTGGACTAATCGTGCCGCATGGGATCCGGAAGTTACTGAAGGTAGACCGGAAGAATTCGAAATCATGCAGCGCATGATCCAAATATTCTAACAGTTATCCCCGACAAGGATAGGGGCCTTCGGGCCCCATTTTTTTATATTAGAAATGCGACTCCGACTAGTAACCACATCCAGATCATAACGTTTGGATACATGTTCCACACGTTTTTAAAATCTTTGATGGTCCAGTAAACGAAGTTCTTGAAGTATTCAAACTTTTGTTTTAGTGACCTTTTCATTCTTCTCCTTCGACAACCGCTGTTACGTTTGGTAGTGGTGGTAGCTTTATTCCATCATGGGAATGGTAGATGTAAAACTGCGTCGTACTGAACTCTCTGAAGAATCCGACCCATACTGGTCGCCATGTGGACGCAAGTCTATGGGTGTTGAGTGCTGTCCTATCACTCTTTAAAAAGTTGTCACTGTGACTATTGATGTCCATGTCAAACATAGAGTCGAACCCGTACATATGTACTTCTGTCGCCCTCATGATGCGACACGCATAATCTGTAGCCATGTGACCACAAGAATAGTTGGTCGCCGCCTCACTCAGTTTCTGGCCAGGTAGTTGCGCGTATGTCGGTATGTGCGTATGGAACCCCTTGATGTTCTGCGCATACTTCATGTAGAACGTAGGGTTCTTTTCCATCCACACGCGTGGTCTAGTCCCAAGAATCCAATCGTACTTGTCAAGGTCAACCAGACCTTCCTTGAGTGCGTTCATCATCTTAAAGTCAACCATACACGAACCGTAGACATCATCCTTGTCCAAATCTACGGGTGGCATGTTGCAGACCAAGATGGCCCCAGGCGTACCTTTCTTAAACATGGTCGCATTAGGACCGTTAC